TAGTTCCTGATCCATCCTTATTCTGTATAATTTTCATTTAATTATTTTAACCTCCTTATTTGTGCTTTCATACGTATCTTTTTTTATATCATCAAATGAAATATTAAAAGATATTATTGTTTTTAAAAAATTTGTTTTTTGTACTTGTGAAGTATGAATTATACTAGATGGAAATATAACAATGTCTCCTTCCTCAGCTGTTATGTCCATAAAATATTTTTTAGTATACGGATCTAATAATCTCGTTTTAGCACAATCTTTGCTAAAGTTTAAATAATAAACCCCAGTGTAATTGTGTCCATGAACATGCCATCCATGTTCACCTTGATTGTCATATTGTTGATTCCAAAGTTCGTAAATTATACATTTTTTAAAACCTAAATAATCTGCAAATTTTAAAAATTGTTTTTTAAGATCATCAATAATTAATTTTACCCACAGTCTTTCAAAATTTTTTGATTCATCCCAATCACACTTTTTTAATTTATCATTATTGTAGTTTTCTGAATGTTCTTTTTGATTGTTTATAATTGATAATAATTCATCTTTATAAAAATTATGTTTTTCAAATTTATCTTTTAAAATAGGTATTTCGCATTTAAATGTTTTCATATCGTTCCTTTAATCCATAATGTATTCTTCCATCTTTAAAAAAAGATTTATAAGGACCATTTTTATCAACATAATGCATAAAAACTTGTGAACACCAATCACCTTGAAATTCCTCTCTCCAATGTTCTACTTCACAACCTAAATAAACTGCTGCATCACCTGGATTTAAATTAAGTGGAGTATTGTCCATAAATATAGGCCAAGGAGTACCATCTGAACCCATGTTAACAGTTACACTTATTTCGCAAGAGGGTCTATCCTTATGTTTTGGTAAATCAGAAAATTTAGTGTAAGCTCTCCAATAAGTATAAGTTGGTAATAATTCTAAACCAGTTTGTTTTTGAACAAGTAATCTTTTTTGCAACATTAATGATTCCATAATAGGATCGGAAAACATACAAAGATTTGGAACACTTGAACTTTGTCCCAAGTTAAAATATTGTTCATTATGTCTAATTGTTAAACGAGTGTAATCTTTTAATAAAGAAGTTTCTGCTTTAGTTAAAAAATTTTTTATTACTTTATATTTAAAATCATCTCTAATCTTCATATTATAAATTCCAAATTACAATCATGTATCTAGTGCCCTTTGTCACAACATTTGCTTTATGAGGGTATAAAAAATTTGAAGGAAACATAATGGTTCTACCTTTTTTTGGTTTTATTTTTTGTGACTCTTTGTTATCTGGCGAAAACATTTCAAAATCACCACCTTCAAAATTATCATTAACAAATATTACTACACTCATTGTTCTAGGTATACTGTGAAAATGATCAACATGAGGAATGTAAAAACCCCCCTCTTCATATTTTAAAACTTGAATCATATTTGATTTTTTAAAATGAATATGGGGTGCTATTGTTTTGTATTGATATAAAATTTCTTGTGCTACTAAAGTAGAAAAATAATTACACCAATGAACGTGAGTTAATTTTTTACTGTATCTAGTAAATTCAATGCCTTTAGTATTTCTTATTTCTTTATTAATCTCAGGTTTTTGATTACCCCCAACTCCCATGTCTTCAAAATCCAATGTTTGACAAATTTTATAAAATACATCCATGGTTTTTTCTGGAAATAAATCATCAACCACTCTAGCGTATTGACCTACTTCGTATGTATTTACTTGCAGTGTTTCTTTTTCCATATGTCTGTTTTGTAATTATGAATAAAGCGCAAAGGAAATAATGCTTTTGAAATACGATTACGAGCCATATTTGAACTAGATATTTTCATCTCCCAATTGTCTCTTTTAAAAGGTATTATTTGCACGTATGGAGTTCCTTTTTTTATGATGGTGTCTAAAACGTTATACTTATCTCCGTTTATTATAATGGGAAAATTTATTTCAGAATTAAATGAATCTGTATCTACTATTCCTGGAATAATACTAAATCTATCATCTGCGTTATTTAATGGTGGCACAAATAAACAGGAATAACCTGGAGGTGTTTTTATTATCCAAGGATTTAATATTTTATAAAAAGGTAAATTTTTATTTTTATTTATAAATGGAGAACCCTCTACTTGATGTGTACCATGAATTGATTGATCAGGTCCATTATAATTAATATTTATACCACTATCATAAGCTGACCTATCTATTGGACAACCAAATAGACTATCTTGTTTTTCTTTACCTTCTCTGTCTTTCACAGTAACATTATGTTGTACTTTTAAATCTACTGGAACATACAAAGAATAACCAAAAGTTAAAGTATCTAAAAAAGGCATACATCCTTTAATTGTTCGATGTTCTTCAGAATGATTAAGTTTTTTAAACCAATCTGGCGCATTAATTTTTATTGGAGTAGGTAAATCTTGTTTTTTAACTACGTAATCTTTAGGTGCAATAAACTCTATAACTTTCTCAAACATAGGATGTATATTATATATTACATACCCTAATATGTGTCAAGGAAATTAGCCTATTTGATATTTATTAAAAAAAACAATGGAATTTTCAGAACAATATTTTTCCCATTTTATTGGATAACTTAAAGAACTTGTATCTACAGTATCAAGATAAGTTACATAGTTTTTTATTGCAATAGCTAATTGTCTGTCTGAATTTTTTTCAATATATAAATTAGCTAAGTCTTTAAACTCATTAAAATGTTCTTTTAAAAATTCTTCATTTGCATGTTGTAGATGTGTTTCAGGAAAATCTGAAAAAGTAACATTTCCATCATTAACAAAAATTTCTTTTTGATATGTTACAAATGAATTAAAATCATCATCAGAAATATCAACAACTGTTTTAGCTTGTTCTGGTATATTGATATCATCTACATCAGATTGAGTTTTTGCTACTCTATAAAATTGCCCATTACTTAATATTACAAAAGCCATTTATTATGATCCTAAATCCTCGTATATTTGTAAAAAACCTGGTTTACCAGGAGGAGCGGCACCAGGACCACCTAATGGTCCTCCATTTCCTCCTAAAACAAAATTACTATCGCTAAAATTAAAACTCATAAAAGTGCTCATTGGTGCAGTCACAGTAGGGGCGCTATATGATACTTTTGCTCCTGGTGCTGCTCCTGCATTACCAGCTTGTCCAGCATTTCCTCCTGCATTTCTTGGTGATCCAGCACCACCTGCAGTTGCTGAAGCATCAACTGGGCTTCCAATTGAAGTAGCTCCACCAGCCGCTCCAACACTAAAAGGCACTGAGTAAGGTGCTGTGATAGGGTAAGAAAAAACTCCAAATCCTCCTTGACCACCGGCACCGCCAGCAACTCCATTATTATCAGAATCTCCACTGCCACCATTTCCACCTCCAGCTCCAACATAAGCAACGATTTTAGTTGCGCTAGAATTTGCTGTAAAAGTTCCGGAAGCAGGACCTGTCGCTGTATCTTTTAAAACCATGTTGTTTCCACCCGCTACTCCTGATGAAGCAGCAACAACTCTTCCACTACTATCAACAGTTATGCTAGAAACTGTAAAACTTCCTTTTGCTGGTTTGATTATTCTTGGCATTTATTCTCCTAGTCTACCATTTCTACATAAGAAACATGAAACGCTAAGTCATTAGCGGCACCTGCTGTTACAGCAATTAAGTCAGTTTCGTCTAAGTAGATAGGTCTTGAAATTAAATCTAATGTTGAATCTGCAGGCACTGAAATTGTGCTTGCTATTTTATAGTATGTTGAACCATTGTCGTTACTAACTTCTACTGTTGCATCAACAGCGTTAGTTCCATCAATGTTAGCTAATAATATTGTATCAATTCTAACTGCAGTATCTGCAGGGACATCAATCATAGTAGTTCTGTTTGTGTCAGATAAACTACCCATAGCATTCTTAGGTGTGATTGTTGCTATATTTGCTAGATTCGGTGTTGCCATTTTTTATTCTCCTTCTATATTAATACCCGAAAACCATGGAGAAGACAATACCTTTTCCATCAGTTGTTATTTTTTGTGTTGAGCTAGTACCATTAGCATTAGTTAATTTACCAACTCCTGTCCCTTTTGGCACTAAAGTAAGGTCTATATTAGAGTCTCCACCGACCGCTGAAATAGTAGGACTATTACCAGTTGCAGCGTTTGTTATATCAAAGTGATTAACCGCAGAGGCTGTTGTTTGAAATTGTAATTGTTCATTACCATTTTCATCACGTATTCCATGATCGTCATCAAAATCTATCATGAAAGAATTAGTATCTAAATTACCACCTAATTGTGGTGATGTATCATCAACAACATCTCCACCAAATTCTACAGCAGTTATATTTGGATTTGATGAATCATCTGCTCTTGCAAAAGCTAATATTGTTTTACCATTTCCTATTGTAGCAGAAGAACCTGATCCACTAACATATTTAAATACAACATTTTGAGATCCTGATGTTGAGTTTTTTAATAGATAA